AAAGTGACAAGTTACTTAGACTTGATGAACAGGAAATAAGATCAACCAATGGTTCTAAGTACTGGGACAGTCTGTACATGCAGAATCCTACACCTGACGAGGGTGGCTTGATCAGAAAGAAGTGGATCAAGTGGTGGGAAGACGATGATCCTCCTGCATGTGACTTTGTTATTCAAACTTACGATACGGCCTTTTCAACCAAGACAACTGCAGACTTTAGCGTTATTCAAACATGGGGTATTTTTTCCAGTTTTGATAAGGACGACGATTATGGTACTGAAAGTGTAGTAAGTAATCTTGTCCTTTTGGGAAGTTTGAGGGGAAGATATGAATATCCTGAACTGAGAAGGTTTGCACAGGAACAGTTTAGAATTTACAAGCCTGATATTTGTATTATTGAAAAGAAGGCCAGTGGACAGTCCTTGATTCAGGACATGAGGCGAGCAGGTCTTCCTGTCTTGGAATACAACCCTGACAAGGACAAGGTAAGTAGGGTATACGCAGTAACACCTTTGTTTGAAGCAGGTAGAGTGTGGTTGCCTAAGTACAAACAATACGCACAGGAATTGTACGACGAACTGATTACGTTTCCTTTTGCACCGCACGATGACCAAGTTGACGCATGTGCAATGGCAGTTAACTATGTGAAGGAAAGCTGGAGAATTTCCCATCCTGAAGATGCTGACTGGGACGACGAAGTAAATTACAGAAAACAAAAGAGGGTTGCTTACTGGCGAGTTTAATTTAATAAATCAATTTGTCTATTACCAAATTTAATGGTATATTAATATTTCATTTTGTGATGAATTTTTAAAAAGGGGTTTGAATTAATAATGGCAACAGAACGTAATCCTTTTGATCCTATTCCAATGGCAGAACTGTCAATTGAAATTGAAGCTTCAGACTACGAAGATGAAGAAGGTAATGAAACCTCCATTGAGTACGATCCTGAAGACGGTGGTGTTGTAGTAAGCTTTACTCCACCTGAAGACAACCGTGCCAAGGAACAGATTGAAGAGGACGATCCTGAAGAGTTTTACAGAAATCTTGTAGACGATCTGGACGAAGATCAACTTACAGATATTGCAGAACAAGTTTTGGAAAACTTCACTGCCGACAAGGACAGTCGCGCAGAATGGGAAAGCATGTTTGAAAAAGGCTTTGATCTTCTAGGTCTAAAGCTTGAAGATACAAGTGAACCATTTGAAGGTGCATGTACTGCTGTACATCCTGTTCTAATTGAATCTGCAGTTAAGTTTCAATCAAAGGCAACACAGGAACTATTTCCACCTGCAGGTCCAGTAAAGACACAAGTTCTTGGTGATCTTAATGAAGAAAAAGAAGATCAGGCAAATCGTATCAAGAACTTTATGAACTATCAGCTTACTGATCTGATGCCTGAATACTTTGACGAGTTTGAACGTATGCTGTTCCATCTACCACTTATTGGATCAGCCTTTAAAAAGATTTATTTTGATTCAGGTCTTAACCGTCCTGTCTCCGAGTTTGTACCTATAGATCAGTTCTATGTGTCTTACTATGCAACTGATCTGCGTAGAGCAGACCGTTATACTCATGTAATCTATCGTAGTCCGGTTGAAATGCAGCGGGACATTCTATCAGGAATGTACGCTGACATTGAATTACCTGAAGCTTCTGTCCCTACTCAAACTCCCCTGAGTCAGAAGATGGACACGATTATGGGTCTTTCCCCTTCTTCACAAAATGATCCACAATACGTTCTGTTAGAGCAGCATTGCTATCTTGATCTACCAGAAAAGATTGCAGAGGATAATGGTCTGTCTCTACCGTACATCGTTACAGTAGAACAGGAAAGCCGTCAGGTTCTTTCCATTCGTCGTAACTATGACATTAAAGACAAACGCAGGGAAAAGAAAGTTTTCTTTACTCACTATCGCTTTGTACCCGGCTTTGGTTTTTATGGCCTTGGACTAATTCACTTCCTTGGCAATCTTACCATGACTGCAACTTCAGCCATGCGTAACCTTGTTGATGCAGGTCAGTTTGCAAATCTACCAGCAGGTTTCAAGGCAAAGGGTACACGTATTGTAGGAGACAATGATCCTATTGCTCCCGGTGAGTTTAAGGAAGTTGAAGCAGTAGGTAATGATCTTACCAAGATGATCATTCCTCTTCCGTACAAGGAACCTTCTCAAACTCTATTCCAGATGCTGAACTTTGTTACTGCAGCAGCACAGAAGTTTGCTGACACAACTGAACAGGTTGTTTCAGATGCAGCAACCTATGGTCCAGTAGGTACAACAATGGCACTACTGGAAGCTAGCAGCAAGTTCTTTAGTGCAGTACATAAACGCCTTCACAAGTCACAGAAGGAAGAATTTAAACTTCTTGCACGTATTAACTATGAATACCTGCCAGAAGAAAGCATGTGCGATATTCCAAATGGCACACTAAAGATTTACAAGACAGACTTTGACGGACGTATTGATGTTCTTCCTGTCTCTGATCCTAACATTCCGTCTAATGCCCATCGTATGATGATGGCAAATATGGCACTGCAGCTTGCACAGCAGTCACCTCCCGGCATGTTCAATATGGAAGAACTAAACCGTACAATTCTTATGGCTGCCAATATGCCAAACATTGATCGGATTATGCCACGCAAGCCTGAGTCAGTTCCTCTTGATCCTGTCAGTGACATTGCCGCAGCAGTAAAGGGTCTTCCAATCAAGGCATTTGTTGGACAAAATCACGATGCACATATTCAGGCAAAGATGATGTATCTGCAAGACCCACAGAATGGTGCCAATCCTCTAATGCAACGTATTGCTCCAGTTCTACAGGCCAATATGCAAGAACATATGATTATGAAGTATCAGGAACAAATCAATGGCGTTGCACAGCAAATGATCCAGCAGTACGGACCTGAAGCAGTTGCAAGTGGACAGGTTGATCCTAACGATCCTCGTGTAATGGAAATGGTAATTGCACAGGCAGCACAGCAAGTCATGCAAGCTAATCAGGCAATGGCACAGATGCAGCAGATGCAAACACCTGAAGCACAAATGGTACAGCTTGAAGGTCAACGTCTACAAGTTGAACAGCAAAAGGTTCAAGCACAGGTTGCCAAGGAAAGCGTTGACGCAGCCATGAAGAACCGTGAACTTGACATTAAGGAAGCACAGATGCAACTTGATATGCTCAAGGAAGGTATTAAAGTTTCTAATACAAGTCAAGAAAAAGAAAAGGATCGTAATGCCAAGAAAGCAATTGCTGCACTTGACGCCATTATGGACCTTGCAAAAACTGCAGAAACACTTGATAATAGTAAAGCACTTAAAGCTGCAGACATGATTACTCAGTTTGTAAAAGAAGCTAATAAACAATAATGTTACTTTGGGAAGAAATGAATGTTGTTCTTCAAAAAGAAATTGAAGAACTAAAAAAAGTCCTTGCGAATGGCGGTGCTTCAGATTATGCTGATTATCGTCAGTTGGTGGGAAAAATTGAAGGAATTGAATGGTCAATGTCCCACCTTCAGCACATTGTAAAAAATAGAATTTACGAAGACGAAGACGAATAATAATAATAAGAAAGGAAAACTTATGCAGACACCTATGATGGGTGGTGCAATTGATAACTCCGATTGGATTAGCGACGGTTCATTAGAAATTCCTTTTGAAGACCTTCCTGATCTACCGGGTTATCATGTACTTGTACGCCCTGTTTCAATTAAGGAAAAGACAAAGGGAGGAATTATTCTTCCTGACAAGGCAATTGACGATATTGCTTATCTTACAACAGTAGGTAAAGTTCTGAAGCTTGGTACTCTTGCATATCAGGACAAGGAGAAGTTTCCTGCTGGTTCGTGGTGTAACGTAGATGACTACGTTTGTTATGGTAAGCATACAGGTCAGAAGTTTGTTTATAAGGGTTTGAAGCTACTTCTGCTATTTGACGATCAGATTATTATGAAGATTAAGTCACCTAACCTGCTTGATCCAACTTATAATCTTTCAAACTAATTTGTATAATTATATTTATTAATATATAATACAAATCAATATATAGCGTTTATTCGTTAGTTTCGCAACTATCGTTAATAGAAAGGAAAAATAATGTCACAAGACGAGAGTGAATGGGCAACCATTGAAATTGAAAAGCCAGAACAGGAAAAGATTGAATTTGAGGTAGAAAGTCAAGAAGAACAGGCTGAAGACGTTGCTGCTTCTAGTGAAAAGGAATTGCTGGAAGATGTTGACAACGCACCAGAAAAGATTTCTAAGACAGAAAACAAAAAGCCTGAAGAACTTGAAGGTGTTGAAACCAAAGGTGCACAGAAGCGTATTCGCCAGCTTATTAAGCAGCGTAAGGAACGTGAAGAAGAAATTGCACAGCTTCGTGCAGAAATGCAGGAACTTCGTAAGTCAGTACAAACAAAAGATACTGAACTTACCAACAGTTTAAAAAATTCTCTGGATTCAACAGAGCAGCAGTTAGCAAGTCGTCTGGAAAATGCTCGTGAAGCATTTAAGATGGCAGTAGATCAGGGTGACACTGAACGAATGCTTTCTGCACAGGAAGAGTTAAGCAAGACCTATGCACAGGCAACTGCACTTGAACAGCAGAAGCGAGCATGGGAAGAATATAATGAACGTGTTAAGGCAGCGCAAGAAAATCAACGGGAGCAGTTACAGCAACAGCAAGCTACTCCTCAGTACGATCCACTAGCCGTCCAATGGGCAGGAAACAATCCTTGGTTTGGTCAGGATCAGATTATGACTGCAGCAGCTTTGGCAATTGATTCAGAACTAAAATCTGAAGGTTATGATCCTTCTGACGAAGATTTTTATGAGGAAGTGGACAATCGACTACGTGTCCAGTTTCCTGCAAAATACCAAGCACAGGCTGAACAAGTTGTAAAACAAGAACAGCCTGAACGTGTACAGAATGTTACGTCAAATTCTGCTCAAGTGGTTGCAGGTGCGTCACGCACACCAAAAACTTCTTCAGGAAGCAAGATCAAACTGTCTCAGGAAGACGTAAGACTTGCTCAGAAGTGGGGTATTCCACTTGAGAAATATGCAGCAGAAAAGCTAAAGGTCGAACAGGCCGATGGCGAATATACTAACGTATAAGCGTGGAAGGAGAATATACAATGACACGTAATGAAACACGTAATGAAGCAACTCGTGAAGCTAAAGTCCGTAGGACAACTTTTGAAGAACCTAATTGGCTAGACATCCCTGTTACCGTAGTCGAGCGTTTTAAGAATCAGGGAATGGCACTACGCTGGATTCGCATTTCTCTAAAGGGTAATGACGATGTTCAGAATGTAGGCAAGCGTCTAAACGAAGGTTGGGAATTTGTTTCTACGGAAGAAGCACCAGAGATGATTCAGTCCTCAGTCGTGCGAGAAAATGGACGTTATTCAGGTACAATCTGTCGTGGAGATTTAGCACTGGCAAAAATGCCTCAAGAACTAGCCGAATCACGTCAAGAATTTTATGAAAATCGCAGCCGAGAAATGGTTGATGCCGTTAATGCACAGCTAATGCGGGACAACAATTCTCGTATGCCGATTTCAAATCAGAGTCGCACACAAGTAAGTCGAGGCAGACAACCTCGTTTTCAAGATTAAACTGGGTTTAAGCTAGACTGTCTTGTGTGTATTGTCAATCGTATAGCATAGAAAGGAAAGTGTAAATATGTCTACTACAAAAGCACTTGACGGTCTACGCCCTTCACGCATTCGCGGTGCCGGTCCTAACAGTTCAGGTGCCAACGAGTATCCAATTGCCAGCGGTTATGCTGCCAATATCTTTACTGGCGATATTGTCGTCAATGCTGCAGGGTACGTAAACGTCCTTACCACCACAACTCAGAAAGCTATGGGTGTTTTCATGGGTTGTAGTTATGTCGCTAATGGCGAACCAAAGTGGTCAGCTTATTGGCCTTCAGGTACTTCAGCAACAGAAGCAGTAGCTTATGTTGTTGATAATCCTTCAGCCACTTTTATTATTCAAGCTGACGCTTCAGTTTCAATTGGTGATATTAACTCACAAAACTTTAACGTAACACTAGGATCAGGTTCAACTGTAACTGGTCGTTCAGGCTTTGGCATTGATGCAAGCACTCGTACTACTGGTACTGCCATGCTACGCCCCATTGCCGTTCTTGACGAACCGGGCAACGACATTAACGTTAATACTGAACGTGCCTATCCTAAGCTTGAAGTTCGCATTGTTAAGCATGTTGATGCTTACATCTCTGCAGACGCTTCAGTGAACTAATAGGGAAGGAGTAATATAGAATGGCTATTAATCGCGCAAGTATTGCAAAGGAACTTCTTCCCGGTCTAAATGCTGTATTTGGCATGGAATACACCGATGTGGACAACGAACATGCTCCACTATTCGATGTAGAACAGTCAGATCGTGCATTTGAAGAAGAAGTTCTATTCACCGGCTTTGGCACTGCACCTGTTAAGGGTGAAGGTGCTGCAGTTCAGTACGATGATGCACAGGAAGGTTACACTGCTCGTTATACTCACGAGACAATCAGCCTTGCTTTTGCAGTTACTGAAGAAGCTATGGAAGATAACCTATATGACACTTTTGCCAAGCTACGTGCACGTGGTCTAGCCCGTGCAATGGCAAACACCAAGCAGGTAAAGGCTGCAGACGTTTTCAACAACGGCTTTAGCGGTTCTTACCTAGGCGGTGACGGTGTTGCACTATTCTCTGCCAGCCACCCCACTGTAGGTGCTGGTA